GGAACTAGAGAAGCTCCAGAGAACAGCGGAAAAAGGTATAAATATTAAGGCAAAGCCGCTTGCCAATCAATATCGTGGCCGAATAGGCCCCATGCCTGCTGATGCCCCAATGATGGGGCCTGGATTTGATGGCAGGCGGGGGTTCCTTGGACAAGAAGGAAGAAGAGCGGCTTTAGGCCGTAATGTCCAAAATCTGAGTAGGCAAGCTTCGGCAGGATTCTCAGCACTAGGGGGTGCTGCTGGTGGTGGGGGACTATTAGCGCCTCTGGCATCTGGATTTGCTGTGCAGCAATCCGTATCTGGTGCTCTTGATCTGGATTCCCAGCGTAAAAAGCTCAAGCTGCTCAGCGAGCAGTATGGCGAGTACGATCAGATTCTGAAGATTATTGATAATAGTGCTGATACATTCAACAAATCCCAAAGAGAAGCGACCACTGAATTCGCCAACGTCTTTGCTCGACTTAGGCCATTAGGCGTAGAGCTGCATCAGATTAAGGGTGTCTACGAGGGCTTCAACAGCGTTGCTATTGCGAGTGGTGCCACGTCGAACGCCTCCAGGATCGCGTTCATGCAGCTCGCCCAGGCCATTGGTTCTGGCCGCTTAGCTGGGGACGAATTCCGCTCCGTTTCTGAGCAGATTCCCGGTGTATTGATTCCCATCGCCGAGACAATGGGTGTAACGGTCGGGGAACTGAAGGAACTGGGATCTGAAGGCAAGATTACCTCCGATGTCCTTATTAATGCTTTAAGTAATGGTGTCAATATCTCCAAAGAACAGATTAAAGCGTTCCTTGCAGAGCAGCCCGCTCAAAAATTCAAAGCATTCAGCAATGCGGTATCAGATTTGGGTGATGCTGTAGGTACGGCTCTGTTGCCTATACTTACACCCCTTCTTGAGGGGCTCACGGAGGTTGTCAAGTTCATTACTGAGCTGCCTACACCGATTAGAAATGTTGTTTTAGTTGCTGGTACGGCTGCAATAGCAATCACAGCACTTGCAGCAGCATTTAAAACCCTAGGTTTAGGCATCGGCGTCAAATTCGTAGGTAGTTTGGCGGCAACCGCCTTAGGAATTAAAGGGCTGGGGATCGCATCTGCATTGGCAATGCCCAAGCTTCTCCTGTTGAAGAAAACAATGCTGGCGCTTGCTCGTATTGGATTTATTGCCATTGGTGTAAATATCATTATCAATGGGCTTGATAAACTCAAACAACTAGAGGCTCGTTTTGATACTCTCGGTGGTGGAACAAAAGAGTTCATCAACAGTATTGGTGGCTCTGCACTTTCTGTGCAGGAGATTGATGCCAACTTAAAAACTAATCGTCAGGCACAGACTGACCTTCAATCGGAAATTGATAACATCCGTTTCGGATTCTTAACTGGCAACGACGAGGCCGCAAGGGGCCAACTTCTTCAGGTGCAAGCCCGAGAGCAAGCTTTATTGAATCTTAGAAAAAACGCTAGGTTCAAAACCCCAGAAGATCGTGAAAAGTCAGATGCAGCGCGGGCTCAGGCCAAACTTGAGGCTCAACTCAAAGAGCAAGGCAAGGACATCGAAGGTCAACTTGCCAAAGCAAACGCCAACAATGCTCTTCGCTTAACACAGAAGAATGCTCAGGTTGCTCTACAAGTTGCGCGTGACGAGTACAAGCTTCGTGCAGAGCTTGAACAATCCAACCACCGGCTCCAGGAAGCCAATCTTGTCGGTATCGCCCGCGAAACACAGGGGATCCTGAACGCTCAAATTGCAGGCTTTCGGGAATTAGAGCAGCGCGAAACGCAGCTTAAAGATGCGGAGACCGCAGCAAAACAAAGGCTGGAAGCAGCAGAGCTTCGTTTGTCCCAAGCGACGGGGCCGGTCGATGCAGCGAGAGCACAGGGTGGTGTCTCAATCGCTCAGGCAGAACTTTCAGGAGCACAAACAAGGCTCGGAAACTTCCGACGCGCAGCCCCGCAGATGATCGAAAATCTGCAGGCGGGCACAGGGGCTCAACTTACCGAGTCTTTCAGGCAACAGACCCAGCAGACAATGATTCAGGTTCAAGCACTTCGCAAACGCAATGAGCTGATTGCACAGGGTGCCTCTGCTGAGGTGATTGATGGAGAGCTGGCGAAATTGGAAATTGACAGGCAGGCCAATATCAAGATTCAGCAAGCGGCTGCCAATCAAACCCTTAACGCGGACGCAATCGCCAGGGTCAAGACCGAGGCACAGAATGCTAAAGATGCAATCGACCAACTAACAGCGGCTCAGGAAACTGGGTCAACGGCGATTCGAGACTATATCGATTCGTCTATGGAGTTCGTGACGGATATTCAGGCCAGAATTGTCGATATCGCTTCAACAATTGAGCAAGGCATCGGTACTGCAATTCAGGGTGTCGTCGACGGCACACTTACCGCTTCTCAGGCGTTCGGTCAGTTCTTCGAGAATGTAGGCAAGGCGTTCCTGCAGATGGCAGCGCAGATCATCGCGAAGTTGATTGTTATTAACCTGCTTAAGGCCGCCTTGGGCTTTATGGGCGGCAGTGGCTTCGGAGGAATGCCTAGCGGCGTTGGGTTAGGGGACGGCACTAATGGAATTGTACAGAACGCTTTCGGCTCGAAGTTCGGCACGTTCGGTCCCAACTTTGGTATTCCTCAACTAGCCAAGGGGGGCATCGTGACAGGCCCCACAACCGCTCTGATCGGCGAGGGGGGCATGAATGAGGCAGTCGTACCTTTGCCTAACGGAAGGGCTATTCCTGTCGATATGAAAGGTGCCTCAGGAGGCAATGTAGTTAGCAACGTCACTGTAAATGTCACTAACGAGGGCGACGGAGGTAATTCTGATTCTGACGGCCCCGCTAAACTCGGTAGAGCTATTGATACCGCTGTCCGTAAGGTGATTATGGATGAGCGCCGCTCTGGTGGGCTTCTTTATTCAGGACGATAATTATGGCTGTCCCTTTAGCTCTTGATTTAGTTTTAGACGTTCAAGAAAAACACACTCATAGAGTTCGGAAGTTTGGCTATGGGGATGGCTATGAACAAATGCAGCCGGATGGGATTAATACCCGTTCCCGCGAGTACAACATCACCACGACTCCGTTCAGCCAATCTTCTTACATTAATTTCAAAAGAAATCTAGACGAAGTCTGCGTCGGGGAAACTTTTCTCATCGAATCGTTAGAGCCATTTATTCCCAGAACCTCTTTAGAGAACGCGCATTTCCGCCTTGCTGATAATACGTATAGTGTTAGTTATTTGCCTTCTTCAGACAAGTACAGATTTTCATTCACCTTAAAAGAAGCTTTTGTCAGCTAACAGTTAGTGATATGGGACGTTATTACGACGAAAAAATCAGTCTAGATGGGCTTGATCCTGCTAATCCTTTTTTCGGACCAGTAACCCAAGCTGCATTAAATGTAGATGCCCAAGAAAGCGCGTTTTATAGAAGTCGCAGAGATCTTTTTAACGAGATGGACTTCGGCAATTTTAATCGAGATGAAGTACAGGTTGAATTCAGCTATGTGGCTGCCATTCCCACGGTCTCGGTCTGGAATTTTAAAAACACATTCAACAGTGTCAACCCGAGTTCTTATTCTGGGGGTGGACAAACTCGACTGGTCAGGGATTCGTTCGACAATGTCGACTTTACGAGTCCTCTGGCAGATGTTTACGAGGTTGAGGAAGATGATGATGGAAATAACATCTTCTTTCAATCTTCAGAGGTGCATCTCTACACAATGGGTCGTGGAGAGCCTAACATAGACACTTTATTTACAAACCTAAGAGTTTTCACGTCGAATAGTTTTACCGATAAGTTTCCACCGTATTTTGAGTATGTTGATTTCGATGAAGATCCAGGGTATTACCCCCTTTTTGATGTGTATGAGGGGTTCGGCGAAGTCCCTCATCACTGGCAACCAAAGTCAGGCTTTACGTCACAGCAACTGCAGATCATGAATGCAGCGGGCACCGCTTTTAATGCAATTGTCGGTCCTGCAATTAATGACTTTCAGTCAAAATATAATCAATACTTCGATTCAGGTGGAGGTAATTTAGACGAAGACTTCTACAGTGGTGGAACCCCTAATGCACCATGGCAGAACTTCCAGGGCTCATCTGTTTCTTATAACAGGCCGCAAAATCTACCGGCAGCACTTATTAAACAAGCAAGGGGGTTGTAATCATGAGCCTAAAGAGTGATGCTGCTATTGATTTATACTCAATCGATATTGGATCTACCCGTACTGCTCGGAATTGGAACGGCGCTATCCATATGGTCCCTGCTCATCAAAGTGATGGCAAAAAGGTTGCTTATGTTAACGCTGCTGGATCTAACACCAGCCAAATAATTACTTATAACCCTACTCATCTCACCGTTAATGGTTTTGAGATCGCAGGTTCAAATAAGCTTCCTCAGCCGAAAGCCACTTTCAGCAACATGGATGCGTTTTTTACCGACATAAACAGGGCGTTTGATGATTTGGTGGGTTTCAAGCTTGTCAGGACTAGAACCTATGCCAGGTTTTTAAAATCAATCGACGGTGTTACGCAGTCCGGTTTTAATCCATCTGCTCACTTTCAACCTGACATCTGGATGTTCAATCGCAAGATGGAAGAGAACAACCAGTTTTGTGTGTATGAGCTGGCGTCCTTATTCGATGTAGAAGGTATCCGTTATCCTCGCCGTAGGATGTATTCTAACTACTGCCCTTTTATTTATAAGGGTCCTGATTGCCAGAACACAAGTAGTTTTCAAACCTGCGGTAAAACGCTTGCTCAGTGTCGCGAGAGGTTTGCACAGACGGGAGGTGACTTGCGTTTTGGTGGATTCCCGACTGTGAATTAGAGATGTCGAAGCTGCATACTGATATTGCCAAAGCCTGTCTAAAAGATATCGGGAGTGAGGTTTGTGGTTTTATTCGTGGTTCCGAGGTGATTCCGGTTAAAAATATTGCCGATGACCCTGCAACTTCATTTGTAATCGATGCCAGAGATTATTTAAAGTATTCGTCGGATGTTGTCTTTCATTCACATCCAGTAGGTGATAATGGTTTTAGCGAGCAAGATATTTTAGTCGCATCCAACCTACGTCTTATCTCCTATGTTTATGTTGTTGAGGCGGATAGATTAGAGCGTTTTTCTCTCGATAGTGGAACAACAGTTTTTGAGAATGTACTAGGCCGATGATGGAGATCACATTTGCAGGTGAAGTTGCTCGCAGGTTTGGAGCCAAACATCGATTTGCTGTAAAAACGCCCAATGAGGCGATCCGTGCTTTGTGCCAGCTACTGCCGGGTTTCCGAGCTTTTCTGACATCTGCCCATGAGAAGGGAATCTTTTTCCAAATAATTACTTCAAACCAGGAACAGGGTATTACTTATGACGACTTGGAGCTGGGCTGCCAATCATTCACTCTTGTTCCTGTTATTACAGGTAATTTCTTCGGGTTGTTCGGTGGACGTGGCGGCGGTTTTCTGTCAATTCTGGCTGGTATCGCCTTAGTTGCTTTTGCAATGACCGGCTTCGGTTTTGTTACCTTCGGCGCTGCCGGAACCATTTCCGCCGGTATCCAGACTGCAACCATGGCTCTAGGTCTTGGTTTGCTATTTACAGGTGTTGCATCGTTATTCGCGCCAGGAGCCCCTACCGGATCTAAAAATATACGCGAAGGCCGTGATGCTGACGATGCTGTATCTGGTGGTGCCGCACCTGTCGCTGCAAACGGTCAACCCATACCGCTTCTGTTCGGTGAGTATCTAGTTTCTCGGATGCCTGTCATTTCCTCTTATATCAAGGACAATGAGGGGTTTTACATGGGTTTGGTTTCTGAGGGGGATATTGAAGGATTCCCATCAGGTGGTGCAAAAGAGAATCTATATCTAGATGGTTTGATTGCCAAAAACAGCGTCCTATCAAACGTCGAATTAACAAATGGAACTCAGACCAGCAAGGTGATCAATAATGTTGATTCTGCTGGATTCAGTATTTCAGTTGGATCTCCATTCAACCCTCAGGGCGGCGACTATGACGAAAACGATAATTCAGTAGCAAACACTCAGGTCACTCGAACTTTTACACAAGCTGAGGCTGACTTTGTCCGTGTCCGTCTTTCTGTTGGTCCTTGCTTCCAATCAAGGACTAGAAGTAACAAAGATGGTTCCGAGCAGAACTACAGGGATTACACAGAACCTGAGGGCGGTGGAGGGGCTGACAACCCAACCCATATGGTGATTCGTATTTTTGATGGGGATGGCACTCTCAGACATGACAAAGACGATCTGATTTTTGAAAAGCAAACTTCTACCAAACTTCACGAATACGAATTCAATATCAGTGGATTTCCGCCCCCGATCTCTATACAGGTAACTAGGGTCGATAGAAGGGGTCCCAGAGGCCCTGTCACAGAAAGCGGCCAGACTAGTTCGCGCCAATACTCCTGGACTAAAGGTCCGGTTCAATGGGTCTCTGCCGACGTTAGGTGGGCAGAAAAACTCGTTTATCCATTCTCCTCCCTGCTCGCACTACGCTTTAGAGCTGGTGAATTTTCTCGCTTCCCACAAGTTCAGGCTCGTATAAAGGGTCTCAAGATCCCCACTATCAATTCTGCTCTCCAGATCAAGTACGCCTATAGCAACAATCCTGCTTTTGTATTGTTAGCCCTTCTTACTGACCCTCGATATGGTGCAGGCCAGCGTGTCTACACCATCGACGGTGTTCAACACATACAAGCTGGCATCAGGATGCGCGATATAGATCTAGCATCATTCAAGCGGGCAGCTAAATATTGCAACAAGCATAAGATTGAATTCAACGGGTACGTCAACAGGGATTCCGATGCCTTGGAACTGTTCCGGGGTATTGCATCAACTTTCCAGGCCCAGATGATCTATGCGGGCGGTTTCATCACCCTTGTCTTAGATGAGGAAGTTACTAATGAGGGCGATATTAGAATCTATTCCAGTGCAAATACTATTGGTGATAGCTCGGGTGATTCTGCTGCCTCTCACTTCAGCTATGAGGGGAGTGCTCGAAGAGCTAGGTCCACTGCCGTCGAAGTGAGTTACATCGAGCCTTCTGAATTCTATAAAGAGCGCAAGACGCTTATCGAGGATGCAGAGCTGATTGACAGGTATGGGTACAACCTGACCAATGTTCGTGCTTTGGGTTGTACTAACGAGGATCAAGCCAGACGTATGGGTCGTTACACCCTCGCTTCCAACACCCTCTCAACGGATACTGTCTCATTCAAAGTTGGCCCTGACGGGGCAATGTTGATTCCCGGCGATATTTGCCTGATTCTAGACCCCTTGAAAACGGGACTTATTTCTGGTGGTCGAATCAAGGGCACTACTAATTCAACGATTCTGACTGACCGACCACTTACGAATACAAGTTATTCAGGCTCTTGCTTTGTTTATGTCTATGGGCAATCCGGTGTCGCCAAAAAATACCCTGTGACTTCTGTCTCGACCACAGGTGTTATTTCAATTGCTGGTTCTTTCGGTAGTGACCGTCCGACCACTATGGATATGTGGGGGATAGTGAAGGAATCACCCAATCAGCAAAATCGCAAAAACCCCTTGTATCGTGTCCAGTCGGTCAAAGAAGAAGGAGATGGTACTTACTCTGTCATCGGTATTAAGTATGACAAGGCTAAGTATCCGTTCGTCAACGGCGGTGATTCTACGACTCTGAAATCTGGAAATTACAGTAGATCCTTCAGTGCTTCTAGAAAACTAACAGTCAACCCAGCAAAAATTTCATTCTCACTTCGGACCCCTGACTAATGTCGGCCAATCCAGAGCAGTTGATCACAATTTCATGGGAAGCCCCATCCTCCCCAGGCTATTCAACCTGCGATGCCATAGTTCCTGGTTTTATCTTTGGTACTGATGAGTTGGACTCCACTGTTGAGCGTTATGAGCTGGAGGTTTTTAATAATTTGCTAGGAATCTATGTCAATAAGGGCTACTTCTATACGAACCAGGCTGAGTTCAGAGCGGCAGATTTAGGGGACGCTAAAGTTAGAATACGAGCTATTACAAGAGAAAATATTAAAAGCGATTGGGCTGAATCCGCTACATTTTCTTTGTATGGCTTCACCACATATTTTGGTGATACCAGGAACACAATTTTTTTGAGCTTTGTCTAATGTCACTGTACGGGCGCGATGCAAATGGTAATGATGCCTATATCCGTGGCACGGGTGCTGGCACTACAACTGATGGGCACGTTAC